ATCCAGCAAACCTTTGCCGTGCGCTTGTTCCAAATCTCATAGACCATCGCCTTTTTGTCGTAGGTCATCTTGGCGGTCAATGGATTCTTGCCGTCCATGTCGGTGTTTGTACTGGTCAGGCTGACGTTTTTAAACACGTCACCAAAACGCTTTACGCCCTCTTCTTTGGTCATGTAGACGGCTCGGGCTACCCACCATACTTCGTCCCATGTCCTAGCTGGTGAATGCAAGAAGTCTGACCAGTAAACGTAATCAATCGGGCTGTGAGCTGCGTCAATGCGCTCTGTCGGGTCTTCCACCGTGTTGTAAACCTGAGATTCTTCGGTCTCATCCAGCTCTCCCTCATCGGGTCGGTCATTAACGATTACAGGCTCGTATCGAATCCATGCCGTACCGCGACCAGGCAGAAGTCTGTCCTGCACCGCGCCACTCATTGCTGAGTCAAAGTCACCAAATTGGGTGGTCTCGTATTCCATGACACGCTCAAGCATCGTGGAGGCCAAACGACCCACAGGGTCTTGATCCATATAGCGGCGTGACACCTCGGGCTTGGCTTGGCGACCGTAAAGGGCAGGAAAAAGCACTTGAATGTTTGACCAAAGAATATTGAACTTCATCCTTGGCATCTCTATGGCATCGCGTTCATCCCGATACCGCTTAACAACCTTTAGGCCGCGCTTCTCCCACTTGTCAAATATCTTGATGGCGGTCTCAATCTGGTCGTGCCAGTAAGGGCCAACATCCTCGCCCTCGTATGCGCCGTCTTCATGGTACATGATCAGTTACCGCTGGCAAAGAAGAATGTCACATCTAGCGTACCGCCCTCGGTTGCGTGTAGACTTGTGCCGACATTGGCGGGGAATCGGTGAAACCCAATGGCAGGGGTAATCGTTCCCGACATGACCGTGCCGCTTGCGCCGCCGTCTCTAAGCACCAATGTGCCTGCGGTGGTGCTGTTGATGTAAAACCCAAGCAATTGGCATGGGCCTGTTGTGACATCTCCTGTTGCGGTGATGTTTTTGTATGCACCTACTTCTGCGACCGGCTGGCTCATATGCGCTCCTCTTTATGTTGCATCTCATATTCCCACAGCTCATCAAGTGTGATGGTTTGCAGGGTCTTGCCCTTGGGCGGTGTTTGATCTTTTGCTTCTTGCCGATAGGCTACTGCAAGCATTCTAAACGCATCTGCTGGGTGTGAGCACCAATCGTGGCGCGGAGTTTGACGAAAAGTTTTCTTATCTTCATCATATTCACGCTGATATTGCCTTAACGCTTCCAGCCCCTCATCGCATCTGGAGTCGAAATAACAGATGGGCAGGATCATCCGCACGGCTTGGATGCCGTCTTGCACACCGATCTCAGGCACTATCGCCAGTTTGCTGATGCCGCCCAGATGTGCAGCCAATTGCTCAACAATGGACTTGCCGCCGCTTGCTAAGGTCTTGGCTCTGGCATCATGCGGCAGGAAATGGCGGGTGTATCGGTAGCCCTTGGCGTTGACCACATCGGCTATTTCCTCAATGCTTGCGCCTGATACGGCGTAATAATCCATCACCCTGATCTCGCCCCTAACCACCTGATACCACCAGATGGCGGTGTCGTCTCGATAGCCTAAATCCCATGCGGTAAATACTGGGGATTCTGGCTCAAACGGTAGCTCACAAATCCTGCCCTCGGCATCAGCCTGGCGCATTTCCTGACCAAAGAACGCCCCTAGCAAGGCGGCATCAAAGCTGCACTCGTATTCCTGATCGTACTGGTCTTGGCTTAACTGAGACCGCGCCGCCTCTAATTCTGAGTTAGGCAATAGCTTGGATAGCGATGCCGGTAAGCGTAGAAGAAACCAATCAGGCACTGCCTGGCTTACTTTGTAAATGTCGTGAAACTGATTCTTGCCTTTGGGCGTACCACCAAACACCGCCCAGCCCATAGTGCTAGACAAAGTTGGTCTCACCACATTTCCCCACACACTGGGCTTGAAGTCGCCGTATTCATCAAGGTAAACACCAGCAAATCCCATGCCCCGCATAGCGTCAGCATTGTCTGAGCCAAACAGCATGATCTTTGCGCCGTTCAGCAGCTCCACCGATAGATCGGATTCATTGGTGGCTTTGGTCACCGGTGCTGCGTAATGCTTGAGGTAATCCCATGCCACCCGCTTGGCTTGGCTTCTAAATGGTGCAATGTAAGCATACTGAGCTGATCTGTTGCCCTCAGTAATAGCTCGCTTGATAAGGTCGTTGATAGCCGCTACGGTTTTTCCCGCCCTACGGTGGGCAACCAAGCAAGACCAGCGCTCGGTGCGCTCATGGAATGGCATAAATGCCGCCCTCGGGCTGTAGGGCAGGATTACTTCACGCCGCCCCATGTCACCACCATTTCTACCGGCCCATCATCCTTGCCGGTGATCTCAGTCCTTGCTAGCTTGGGTACATGGTATTCAACCACTGATTGGAATAACTCAAAGGCTTTGGCAGGGTTTGGCTTTATATCGTGGTCAGGAACGCCGTTAGCGACCTGATCCAACCAATGCTCTAGACGGTATGTGTTGTTGTCAACAAACATGGCTATGGCCTGCCTAGCCTCGACTGTGCGCTTGTTTGGCAGTCCCGCTGGTCGCCCAGGCCCTGCTGTTGTTTTTTCACCTTTTTTAAACGGCATATGTTAAGGTTGCTTTACAATATGGTTTTGGAGGATTTGATTATGGATGACCAAAATCAGTTAAGCATTATTATCGCCGGTAAACACATAAATACAACCCCTGAAATTTGGGCGGCTTTTTTAAATTTGAGTGGCTTGATAATTGACACAGGTGATTTGTTTGCATATGACGATGTGTTTAGTAAAGCAACTTTGGATGGTGTTCAGTTATTGAAAAATGAGTTATCAAGTTGATTCTTTTCTTTTTGGTCATACAGCAACCCTAATGGCGCAGCGCCAAACAAAGGACTTGTGCCTTTAACTAAACTGTCTTTAACGACCTGTTCAGGCGTTTTGCCAGTAATTCTTGCAGTTCTTTCAATTGCTTCATTAACGTGCTGAATCATAGGTTTGCCTGGTACATTTTTTAACCCCGCCCACGTTACATCTTGAAAGTTAACAGGATCAATCCCTTGGCCTTTAGCCAAATCGTGAATGACGTTTTCCATTACGCCATATGCGCCTTGGGGAGGAGCCATTAAACCAGGTTGAAATCCTTGACTCATTTGCTCATCAATTGTGGCTTTGTCTTTATATCCCAAAAAATTACCCGAAAAATCAAATCTTTTTGGTTGTTCAGCCGCGGTTAAGCCTGCACCTTGGTTTATTGCTTTGTCATACATTTTTATGTTACCGCCAATAAATCTGCCGCCAATTGGAAATGGCAAATCGTAAGTGTTTTCTGGCAACATTTTTTTGTTTTGTCGCATATAGTTTCCAAAAGCTGCGGTCAACAAATTAGAAGTTGGATCGGCCCCTCCAGTTGTTGCAGCCATTGCATCTGCAAATCTTTCTTTAAACATTTGAGCGCCTTTTTCTAGCCCAAATTCTTTAATAAATTCGTTTTCCAATTGGCCCATTGCATACCAATCTTTTGTCATTGGGTCTTGTTTTCCTTTATTGTATGCATCAAGCAATCTAGCTCGGCCTTCTGGTGTATCAAGTTGCGCTTCCCATTTAGCAATAGTTTCTGGTTTTTTAGCAATAGCATCTGTTAAGGTGTTTCCTTGCAATGGATGCCGAGTTGGGTCAGCATAATATCTTTTTTCTACATCAAAATAAGGCGTGTAATTTCCTTTTTCTATGTCTTTTTGTGCTGCTTTTTTAAATTTTTGTACAGCTTCGGCTTCTGGCGATAAAACTTTTCCTGTATATTCTTTGCCGGTTTTGGGGTCAACCATTGGTACGCCAGGCAATGTATCAGGGTATTGTTTACCCATTTTTTTAGGATCAAATCCTTTTGATACGTCTTTTATTCCAAATCCAACAGGCAAACCCTCTGTGGCTTTAATTGCTTTACCCGCCAATTTAGCGGTCGCTGGAGCCATAAACCCGCCCAGCTCCTCCATTCCCGCGGTCTCTGGCCTTGCCGCGGTCGCCCTTGGCATCATGCCCAAAATGTCTGTGGTGGTCGGCAGTACAGGGGTTTCACTTACGTTTACACCGCCTGCGCCATATAACTTGTTGATGCCCATTCGACCAAAGGTTTCAAGGTCGCCGCCTGCACCAATTACTGATGCCACACCGCCGCGACCCAATGATTCCAAATTACTGCCAACCGATTGACCAAAGCCCTTAAGCATTCCAAGCAGGTCGCTTGCCGTTGTTTTCTTGCCGTTCTTTAGCGTGATCAGCGTGTCAGCCGTGATCGGGCCGGTATCTTGTCCATACCCAGCACTTAGCGCCGCAGCCATGTCACGGTAATCAGCCATCGACCGTCTCCCGCATTTTGATCAAGCCATTCATCATACGGCTCTTGGTGTTAAACCATTGCTTGCTGAAATCACAATCCTGATAATGCTCAAACTCAGGTATGCCAAGCGTGTAATGGGCAATCTTGGCGTTTTTGTTTGTTTGTTCACCGATTAACACGTTCCAATCTTTCGGTAGCTCACCGATAAGTGTTTCGGGTAACCAACCGAAACGGTGCAAGTCTGCGCCTGTCTGGTCGTCCACAAATTCCGGTGTTAGCACCTTGTTTCTTGGGTGTTCGCAATTCCAAAGTATTAAACTTGACCAGTTCTTTCGGGGATAGTCCCGATTCGCCGCTTCCATCGGTGTGCCGATATATTTCTTTGGGTGCTTGGTCTGGTATTCATGCTTGACCACTTGCACCGCCTTGGTTGGGTCGAATAGCTTGCTCAGGTCGTCAATGTTTGCCAGCATCAACATATCGCTTGCGTCCAAAAATATTGCCCTGCCGCTGAACTTGGTGAAGTAGGGTACAAGAAACCGCTGGTAAGTAAATGCGTTTGTGCCGTCTCGCTGTGAGCCGTACAGAGGTGTTATGGCGACCGGCTCGCTGGTGCGCTCAATCAGGCTCTGGCAAAACGTATGGTAGCCAACAGCCTCCCGAGGGTCATAGCCAGCGAATATCCTGATCATTTTTTCCCTTAAAAAAGGCAGGGGTCAAAGCCCCTGCTAAGGAGACAACTGCGCTTCTATTATAGGCATAGGAACGTCAGTAGGCCATATTCCTTGTTCACAAAGTTTTGCAACCGTTTGGTTATGCGCCAAGTACCACATTAACCGCCGTTCATCCTTGGTTAAGTCTTTGCCCTGGTCAATCTCATAGTGGCATTTAAGGCACAACGCAGCCACCAGATTGTCGTCAGCCTTTACTCCTCTGCCTTTGCCGCCACCCCAATTGGTGTGCGCTGCCTGCACCATATTGCTCGAACCACAGGCTTGGCAGTCAAGCCCCGCCACCAGCTTTAGGAGTTTTTTGCTTCTGACGTATTGATGTTTTTGGAACATGGATACACTTATTTTTGGTTGCCGTTTTAAATGCTTGCGGTGATTATTTTGGGTCGGCCTTGTGCCGATCCCCTTTTTATTCCTCTAATGCTCGAAACTTAACACCTTGCTGTGCGCCAAACATGGATGACAGCTCAATCAGTTCGGTCATTTCTGCCACGCTCATTTTGCTTGTCCTTGCGCCAATAACCACAAACCCGCCCTCAATGCCTGGCACAATCTTTTGTTTTTTCAGTGCGGCGGTTAACACGTCTTTCCATTCTTCCTTGGGTAGCTTTTGACCATACCAAACCACCTGTTGCGCGATGTCCTCAAGATTTGCCCACATTAACCGGTTTTGCTCAAGGCTTCTCACCTGATCACCCCAATCATTCTCAAAGCCGCATTAGGACTGTCTACAACCACCAATGCGCCCCCTTTCCAGCTTCCATGCCACCTTAGCTGGTCTTCGGTCAAAAGCCGCCTAGACGGCGGTTTAAAGCCGTTTTTAACTTCAAATAAAAGGGTTTGGCCTTGATAACCCACCAGCAAATCAGGTACACCCTTGCCAACACCAGCCAAAGACTGCACTGTAGCGCCAGCCGACCGTAACGCCAATACAACCGCTTCGTGATTTGCATCAATCTTTGCCGCCCTCATTGTTCATTCTCCTGCGTAGGTCGTCAGCTTCATCTTTGCCTCGGCGTTTTTCAATATCGTCAATCGTTCTTTGCCACCAAACGTAGGCTTCTCTCTTGCCAACCGCCTTGATTTTCGTTTTGTAGCGCCTGATCCAATCCCTCGCCTCGGTTTGGCGCAAGGTCTCCAGCATCTCTAAGCGCTGTTCGGATGACAGATTGGCTAAATTCTTCACCGTCTTTAAGTCGGTTGAGGATGCTGTTGGCGATTTGTCTGTGCTCATAGTTCATGCCATTTCCTCATATTGTTTAATTCTTTCACCAATCCAACGCATAACAGGCACTGCCATGCTATTGCCCAAGGCTTTGTACCTTGGACCGTCTGGCGTTGGCTTGCCCTTGGCTTGGATGTCGGTGTAGTTATCTCCAAAGCCCTGCAATCTCTCGCATTCCTTTGGCGTGAGTCTTCTGACGGCCATGGCTTGTTGAATTACTACTGCTTCATTTCCTTGTGTAGGACAATGGCATTGTTGTGTAAGAGCGCCAACGCCATGATCTTCGCGAACCTTACGGCCAGGAGACATTAAGTTCATTGACCATG